ACTATTACCAGCCGTGGCAGCACCTCTATAACCAGCCGTGGCAGCACCTCTATAACCAGCCGTGGCAGCACCTCTATAACCAGCCGTGGCAGCACCTCTATAACCAGCCGTGGCAGGTTTTCCCGGATCCGCATTACACTCGTTAGTACACCGTTCCTTGACAAAAGATACAGCTGCTTTCACAAGCCCCCTTATATCAAGCTCAGCACCTATTCTAATTTTTGAGGAACAAACCTTGTCACTTTCTGAATCGTCTATTTTACCGCTCTGTTCAACCTCACAAAACCTTGACCCGGCTGGCGCATAGTAACCAAAAACATCCAGAGGGTAAGGACATGCATGAAAACCTTTCTCACATGCCTTTATGTCGCCTGTTTCTTCATACTCCTTACCTACCTCATACTTAAACCCTCTACAAGATAAATCTTTATCAAATGCTTTATAAGCCTTTATTTTCTGTTCCATGATATTGTTTATTTGTTGTTATTTTGATATTTCGATTATTTTTTGTTCAAAGATCGGGCATTCTCTTCTGCCCAACAGGTGCATTCCATGAAGCCTGTAGCATGGCTTTTCGGGAATCGAATCGTATTTACGATATATGGCACAACGGCGGCAGATGCGATGTATACCGTATTTCCCTTTTGCGCCGTAACATACCACAGGATAACCGTCAGCAGTTTTCATGATTTTCTAAACAAATGACTGAACGCATTATCCAAATCCAGGTCCAAATTCAGTTTGGACGGGAAAGATTTAATGTATTCGTACATCTTATAAGCGAGGTTGTCATCATCACCGCACCTGTCAATCAGTGTGAGCAACATAGCATTCACCATGTCAGAATCATTGCCGAAGTTTTCCTGAGTGGATTCACTGCAATGATTCACATCACTTTTCAATCTCTTTATCGCGGCTATGGCTGTGTTGAAGTTTCTTTTTGAATCGTGTCTGAGTTCAAAGCCTTCCTTCTTGTATTTCTGCTGCATTTCAAGAAGGTTGGTTTCTAAAACGTCCGTGAGGACAAATACGATGTTGGTTATCGTATTCAGTTTGTCAGTTCCTTGCATGATCGTGTATTTTTTATCAATTATTTTATTTGATACAATCTATTTTAAAGCCGTATAATGAATTTTCCTGCATGAAAGTATCAACTACAGGCTTTCTTGTTGAAAATCTTGTCACGGGGCTGGAAATGCGGTATATCGTTTTCTTTCTTTGCCCTGTCAATCCATCTTTGGAATTTGGCGGCTACAAGAGGACAGTGGATGCGCAGGTTCCTGTCGCGTTCCGCTTCCCATTCACGTATCTTTATAAGCGTTTCGGTATTCATGATTCTTTTATTTTGTTTCATTGCTCTTATGTTTTATATATTTCTGATTTACAGATATAAAGTTAGCTAATTTGCCACTTGTAAACAAACATTACTTCTTTTGTTTACACGACTTTACAATTAATTAACATGCTAAAAATCAGATGTTTATATTATTACTGTTATACTTTAATTGTTCGCTACAAATTAGGCTACCCTCATGGTGATATCAGCATTTTTTGGGCTTTCTCATCTCCGGATTCAGCCCGGCGTTTCAACTCTTGATATTCAGCATAAGAGATTCTGTTATTTCCACGCTCCTCTATCTCTTTTTCACGTTGGTTTCTGTATCGTTCACGCTCTTTCCGCTCAATATCTTTCCAACGTTCCGAAACGTAGTCCAGCATCGCACTTGTTATTTTCAATGGATCTATTGATCCGTAGAACCGCCCATACTTCCCTGCCTTAAACCGTGCTATGAAAAAACAGATTTCAGCAGCATTTATATAATAATACTCCGAAAGGAATATCTCCGAAAGTTCAGAAAGTTGTTCTTTCGCTATCTTGGTCGAAACTTCTGCAAAGTCATTCAATGAGCCAAATTGTATCTTTAGCCATTCTATCGGTGTTTCATCCCCATAAGTAGAAGACAATAGCCCTAAACTCGGAATGCTGTCATTCAATGCCAGTTCTGAATGGGTTGCATTACATCTGACAAGTTTGAACTGCAAATCAGGGTTGTAATCAAGAATGAATTGTGCAGGATCGGGATATTTATTCAATAACGCCCTCTGCTTCAAGTTCCTTTCTCTTTTTTGCTGCAGCTTCTCTGACGGTTGTAGCGACTGCAAGAACTGAATCACGTTTTCGCTGCTCGCTATCCTGTTGATTTTTGCTAAGTCTTGTGCCATTGTAATTGCCTTCTAAGATTTTAATGAAATTTGTCGGTCTGAATATCCAATCGAAATCACAGGACCAGTTTTGGTTATTATGGCCCAAAAGAAATGACGATTGACAAACATTGTCTAGAACATCCATGATAGCCTTTTTCCCATGTTCGGAAGATCGTGCTTTTACGGCTTTCTTACGTTTGTCCGTCATTGCCGTAATTTTAGGGAGTTTTCCTTCAAACATCTTGTTGAACGTATCCATAAGAGCATTATAATTTATCTTATCACTCTCGTCGCTTTCCGATGGCACTTCTTCCCCTTGGGGGGAATTATAGGGGGGATATTCTTCTTCTCTTTCTATTTCTATTTTAGTCACGTATTGTTCCGTGAATGATACGGTAGTATTCCGTGATTGTTCCGTGATTTCATCTTTTGCATTATCTATCAATGATTTAGGTATATTCAAATCCTCATAATTTGGTTTGTTGATTACTTGATGCCGAGTGAAATTAGGCAGATATATGAATCTTTCCCCTTTATAGGAAAGCAGACATACAAATCCGTTTATCACAAGCTCGTTCATCCATTTTTCAAACTGTTGTATTTGGATTTGGTCATACGGAAATATTTTAGACTTTAGCCAAATAGAATTACCTATCACAACACCTATATCATCAGAGAAATTCCATAACCCTATATAGAGAAGTCTTGCATCCCTTGTAAGACGACCAATTTTTGCATCATCCCAAAACTTCGGCTTAATCACTCTATTTCGTGCCATGCTTATTCCTAAATAAATTAAATTCAATCATGATAAAAAATAAGCTCTATATTTTCATTGTTTCTATTTGTGGAACTCGGAAACAACTACTCATACAGAGCTAAATTATATCTTTATCATACGAGAGTTCCACCAATCGCATTTATTATTTTCACGGTGTAAAGCTAATCAAAAGTGAAGTAAAAACAATCACTTTATGCCTTTTATTTTCCCGTTATTAACATTTTTTCTAATATCCTTTCCTTTGTAATGCCAAATCCTGCTTTGCAAATGATATTTGAGTACGTATGTTATCTCCAGCGTGAACAAGAGTTCGATTTATGCGATCTAGCCATACGACCAACTGATTAGCAGTCACACTTTGAGCTGCAACGAACTTAATTGCAACAGTTGCCGGAACTCGTGACAAGAATTCCATGTGTTGAGAATACACGTTTGCTGTCACTTGGTCTTGATATGCCTTTGCATCCGCCAAAAGTTTCCCACTTCTTGCAAGGTAGACATTTATATCTGTCAGACGATCTACCAATTCTTTCGGGTTATCACTGGCTGTTATTTCAAGAAAAGACTGCATCTCTTCTATTTCCTGTATGATAGGAAGTAGAGGACAATCATCTATCTTACACGAGCCCATTCCGTCATTTTTAGGGCAGTATTTACAATTTATTTCCATGATAATTATAAATTAAGTTATTATTTTAAATTACAATATACGCTTAGAACCAGTTATCTAATGCTCAATTCATACAGAAGTCAAGAAAAAACAGATTGCTTTTCTCTGCCTCGTATTCATCTATATGAGAACCACAAGATTTCAGTTCTGATACCTCATGCTTTAAATTTTCGTTTTCAGCTTGCAAGCGATAACATTCTGCTTTACATTGGGCATATTCCGTAAATGCCTTCAGCATTGCCATGTACTGATTATAATCTATCTCTATCTTCATAACGATGTGTTTTTACTGTGATAATTACTCTAAACCTACCGCCCGAATTGACGGTAGGGCGTCATAAATGAGAACGTTGGTTAACCCCCATACGGCACTTACGCTTTTTATATGTGGCAAAATATTTCTTACAAAACCTGCTCTAATAATTACTTAGGGCAGGACACTTCCACGTGTTTCCATTGCTCTTAAATTCTATTCCCTGACCTTGTTTATTGAAAGTTCCGGGAACTTATTTCCTTTCACCTGCTCTGCCATTACATACATATAGCAGAAATCGGCTGCTTGCTTATAAGTTTCAAACTTGAAAACAACATTTGAACCCTTTTTTGAGACCTTGTATTTCATTGTATGAGTTTATATTGGTTTCATTATAGCTCCATTAAGACGCTGTGTAGTTCTTATGTAATCATCAAGAAGCTCTTGTAATATGAAGTCCGGATAAACGTTCACAACACCGAAACGGTCTATGTTCACCTTATTTACCGGATACCCCCTTTTCCTACACAGACGTGTAGCGTCATTGCCGAGCTTCGAAATGTCACTTACATAAATGGGGAGCTTATGCCTCTGCACGTATGCAGACATAGTGGAACACCCATATTCACCAATAGCTTTTTGGGAAAGTTTTTTAACCTCATCTTCTAGCGCACCTAACCTTAGTTCTGTAGATTTAAGCCTGTTTTCCTGTTCCACATTGGTTTTGGCCAGTTGAAGAATCAATTCTGCCTGGCTCATTTCAACGGTTGAATTCAAAATATGATCCATTGCTCTATATTTTTATATTAAAGTATTGTGTTTTATAAATTAATCGAACGGTTTATCGCTGTTCTTATATCGTTACGATAATCACGTTTCCAATCATTACGTCCCATGCGTGAACCGTAATAGGAACGGTAGTTTCTATAGTCACGATTGCCGTACTTCGATTTGTATTCGGCTGCACGCTTGGCGTTTTCTTCATTAATCTTTGCTGCTTCCTTAGCTTCAGCCCATGCTTTTTTAAGGCAGTAACTAAATGTAGCATTGAAGGTATGATTGAAAATGTAATGCGCTCTCTTCATTATGTCTGATAAATTGTAACGTTTCATATATTTAGGAGTTAATTGTTATTAGTTCTTTTATTTGATGTAAAGATACAGTATTTACTGTATGTTACCAAACAAAACAACTATAATATACTATTTCTTTTGCATAAATTAATATAGTATATACTGTATTCTTCATAAATAATCTGTATTTTTGAAATCAAAAAGATAATTATGAGAATAAAGGAACTTTTAAAAGCGAAACATTACACACAACAAGAATTGGCAGATAAAATGAATGTAAGCCTATCTGCTGTTAGACAAATGGTTGCGGCTGAATCATTGACAACTGCTACACTTGAAAAAATCGCCACTGCCCTCAACGTCCCCATGTGGCAGCTATTCGCGTCCCCGGAAGAAGTGCAGCTACCCTCAAACGTTCATTCTATCAAATGCCCACATTGCGGAAACGAGTTCCCAGTTAGCGTGAATGTTGAACTTAAAACCAAATAGTATGAAAGAGATCCTAATCATATTAATGTTTATTGTACCAGTCTTTGCAAGTGCGCAAGAATATAGCAATTTGACATCTAAAGACTCACTTAATATAAACATGGATTCTTCACAGGTTGTTGTTGATTCTATTGTGGAAGCCAATTTAAAAAAAGAGCAAATAACAGCTATTGGCGGAATACCTTTTGGAATTTCCAGAGAAAAAGCCCTACCTGTATTAAGAAACAAATATGGGGAAGAAGACTATCTTTCTGACAATAAGCACATAGTCTTTAAAAACATAAAATATGCAGGTGTAGATTTTAACTCTGTATATTTCCTTTTTCAATCAGACGGTATTAATAGCTATTTTAATGCTTGCATATTTATCCTAAATGCAAAAACGAAAAAAGGAGCCATTGACAAACAAGACGAAATGAGAGCTCTTTTATCTAAAAAATACAATTTATCTTCTTTTACAGATAATAACGGATTCAACTTATATGTTGGAGGTGTATCCCCATTATGGAACGGTAGTTGGAAATCATTTTTAGAAGGGAATTATACTGGTGCTGTTCATATAGACATTATAAATTATGACGAAGAATTAGCCCAAAATGCTGGATTTGAATATTCCGTCCGCATAATTTATGGTCCTTTCAATTACGTAAAAGAAGAATTTTGAGTCTAAATGCATTAGAAATGACCGTATGGATACTTTCTATTATCGTGTCTGTTATAGCCTTATTTATAAGCTGTACCGTAATGTATAGATGAATATAAGGGATGCGAATGCACCCCTTTATTATATCAACTAAGAATTAATAAGATTAATGATACCTTGCCTGCCAATTCCGGTAATCTTTCTATGGTAGATAATATGGCCATTGTCAGCAACCTCTTGCTTTATATCAAACCAGCCAAGGGTTGCGTATTTGGTATATGGAACCCATGTCTGATTAACCTTGTACTGCACACCAAGTTCTTTTAAACGGTTATTGAGTTCAATTGCCGATTTAAGCCCCAATTCTTTAGCAACTTCCGTACATGTATAGGTCTTATTTACATGGGTAAGAACAGCAACCTGTTTCTCGGCTTCAATACGTGCAGACCGTTCTTCTTTTAGCTTAGTGAGAAGTTCAATACCAAAATCTGGATTATTCAATATCTGGTCAATAACATTGTCGGTAGCATATATGCCATGCTTGCGGATTGAAGGAAGGATTTCACTAGTTACCCATTTACGGAAAGTTTTAGCCTGCGGCTTACGACTATCAAGTATTACATCATATAAACCGTCTTCATTAATAAAAATCATTTCTTGTTGTCTACCAAGAGAGTCCGGGATGACCTCATTAGTAATGACCTCACCACAAAGTCTTGTTTTTACTTGACTAGGATTTCCTAACTCCAAAACTTTGCAAACATCTGCAAGACAAAACAAAGGTTTATCACTTGTTCCGGCTACACGAACTTCACCGAACGATTCATTCTTGAAAATCTGAATATTGTCCATAATAAAGTCTTTTCGTTTGAGGACGTACCGCACTTCTTCATGCGGAGATAAAAGGCGAAAGCCATGCAGGGGGTTGTGACCTACACAGCTTTCTATATCTTAATCCTCTGATTAATTCTAAATTTAATAAGTACAACCCAATGCACTGCAAATATACGGATAATTTTCAAAAGTGACACTTTAAGAGCCATTTTTTAAGAAAAAAAAGAGAGGTGCAAATACACCCCTCTTATGAAGATACAGCATGGCTTCACAGCTTTCCGTATCTTGATGATACATAAAAAACGTAAGTGCCAAAAACATTTACATCATTATTCTACAAGCTGAAAACAAAATGTCAAAGAGCGTTCGCGTAAAATCAAACCTACATTTATATGTCTTTTAAATAGTTATCCACGATATCAATAAAATCATCCAGCGACTTGACAACAACGTACTTGTTACCATTCGCCTCACATTCCTTTTGCCATTCTTTTTGGACCGGTCTTTGGTATTCTCCCGGCTTTTTCATTTCCACACACAAAGCTCCATAGAAACGATTGCTCTTAAGAAGTATCAGGTCTGCGACTCCGGGAAGCATACCTTCATCTTTCATATAAGCTCCGTTCCTTGCAGAACGTCTTGCCGCATTAGGAACAGCAAACAGCATATTTCTGAGATGGGGATATTTTAAACGGAAATATCTAACACAAGAACATTGTATTTTATGCTCTTCATTTTTGGGCTTACTACGGCTGCTTGCCACACAAGCCTTGGATTTCATCTCTTCGTATGTCATAACACTTCAACAAGTTTAAAACCAAGTAACATCAACAATTCGTTGAATTTCTCTTTATACCAAAGTGGCTGTGTTTCTTTGGGATTATTAGGGTTGACTTGGTTCTCACCGTATGGAAGCCCGGATTCAGTTATAGATTTGAAATGCTTATCTCTACCTTTTGATGATTTCCTTTTAATATCACACAAGATACCTTTCTGAATCGCTCTTTGATTAAACGCCTGTGCGCTGATAGACAGACCCGCTTCTTTGAGTAATTCAGTAGCAGATTTGAGTATTCCATGTGATGGAGTATAATCAGGGGTCGGCAACCCAAGAGGTGCAGCTATACTCTTTGCCAGCATCAATTTAGATGTATCGTTTAAATTAAGCGTCTTTATAAGCCATGTAGCTACTTTCATTTTGTCGGAGATGGTTGGCTGTTTCACTTCTGTTTTTACCGAAGTGATTATTGGTTCTGCTTTCCCTGTTTCCAACGCTTCCCATCTATCAATAATCTTTGCTCTAAGTACAACATCATAACCACTCGCTAACAATATACTTGCTTTTTTGTTAAGGCTGTATAATGTTCTTTGTTCGCCTTTTGCATCTTGATAAGAATCTTCTGTAATTACATATTGTGAACCTCCAACGCTAAAAGCAAAATTCAACAATTTCTTTTGTGTTGATTCAGATAGATACTTGTATTGAGTTCTATCTCCTCGATGGTAATCTTCTTCAACCAATCCAGATGTGGATTCGTTAGATTTCTTCAAGCTTTCTATCATGTTACGAATATCTCTCATAACATGAGCGTGTTGTTTACCTGTGAGTTCGGCAATTTCAAGCGAACTCATTGTTTGTTTTGATAAAATAATTTCTTTTGTTTTCATATTTTATTCGTCACATAATTTCATAAAACACATCCATATCGTCTTACTTTGTCTACCAGTTGTATGTCCAAATAGAGGTTTGAAAGGAATAACAGACAAAACATCTGATGCTTTTATCTCGCTTTCATTCCATTTGAAGATAAGTGTACCATTCGGTTTTAATACCCTCATGCACTCCTTGAAACCTTCATGAATAATACTTTTCCAATCATCAGGCAACTTGCCATATTTCTTTGCCATCCATGAATTTTCTCCAAGTGTTTTCAGGTGTGGTGGATCAAATACAACTTGATAGAAAGAATTATCTTCAAATGGTAAATTAGTAAAATCTGCAATAATATCAGGTTTTACCTCTATAGTCCTTATCTTATCCCTATCTTTGGCTGTAAGTGTTTCTGAACGTTTGTCAACAAATAACACATTAGGATTTTGTTTATCAAACCAAAACATACGACTACCACAACAAGCATCCAATATTAATTTATCGTTTTTCATTTTCGTTACTTATTTGTTTCATCCCAATTAAAGGACCCGAAGCGCATTCTCCGGGGCACAACCATTATTTATTAACCCATGCCATTTATGTGTGGCTCACATTTATGAGGGGCGTAGGGGAATCGAACCCACTAATCATAATTGGGCAGTGCCAGCAATCATGATTAACTTGCCGATTGAAGCTTCATAAATCAACAAGCCCTTACAATGTATATTGTGCACTTATCCATAATAAGGAACACAGCCAGTGCTTACGCCCCATTTTCGCCCACTATATCTTCACAGACAGAGCAGGCATAAAGTTTATAAGCAAATGAATCTATATCAAATCAGTCAACCCAAATTTAATTTTAATAACATCGATGATGGCTTTATACTGCTTCTCATAGATTGTGCCCGAATGGGTTTCTTCCACTCTCTTTTCAAACTCTTCAATACTCCCACGGAAGCATCCGCATGTTATTTCCACTTTGTTTTCTTTTGTCAGGTAGGCATGGGTGTGGCGGTTGGCAGAACCGAAACAGTCAAATCCGCAATGTTTATTATTGTTGTCTATCTCAGCATCGCCGGACACCTCAGCATCGCCGGACACCTCAGCATTGCCGTACACCCGAGCATCGCCGGACACCCAAGCATTGCCGTACACCCGAGCATCGCCGGACACCTCAGCATCGCCGGACACCCAAGCATTGCCGGACACCCGAGCATTGCCGGACACCCGAGCATTGCCGGACACCCGAGCATTGCCGGACACCCGAGCATCGCCGGACACCCAAGCATCGCTTTCTTGGTCTAAGTTCTCATCTTTCTCAACATATCCTCCCAAATCACCTTCCTTGGCATATTTGAAAGACTTTGTACACTTGATTTGGAATAACTTCACTCCAAAAGCATTGATTATAAAGTTATCTGTTAGCTCAAATTTCTTTTCCATATTCATTCAAAATTAAAATTATCCTCACCGTTAGGTTCTTCATCCGACATATCATTACCGAAGTCCATCGGGATGAACCAGTCTGAAATATAGTCTTGCATAATCATTCCTCCTTTATATTTTTTATACCATCTTCAAGCATTTCAGATAAACAAGCTCCTCCATTGTAAAACTGCATTATATAACTGTAAGTTCCGTCATTGTTTGGAGTAAGGATTGATATATCCTCTGTGTTTTCTTCTTCATTATCTTCAATGATTTCCCAAAGAGTGCCATCAACTTCAATCACAATAGATGGATATGGATCTGTTAATAACGCTTCCTTATAGGATTTATAGCATTCGTCTAAACCTATTCCAATAGACTTACATTTTTTCTCGCACCATTCTTCAATAGTGTAATTATCTAAATCGACTTTTTTAATTTTGCCGATATGCCTTTCCATTTCGCTCATGATTAATTCTCCTCTTCTTGTATAATTCTACAGATTAAATCCTTTCTCCATCCTTGAATAAATCCATTCTCGTCAATATTCATAATGATGTAATCGCCATATCCGTTTTCTTTCGGGCACATTACCTTGGGCACATAGCCGTTGTAAGAAGTGATAACCTCTTTGTTTCCATCGAGAATTTCACAAGCAAAATCATCGCATACTTTGTAATGGATATTGGCGGTAATTCCTTGCTGCCAGTTTACTATCTTACCTGCTTCGATTTCAATAAGCGGTCGCCAACGCCAATTCTCGCCATGCAGAACTCTGTGTTGTTCCCCTACATATTCAGCGCATGGAATAGTAGGTTCGGCAGCAGGACTCTCTAAATCTTCGCAATTGGTATCATACTCTCCGTTTACTTTCGCATCGTCCCAATAACGTACACCAGCATCCACTTTCAAGTAGATTGCTTCAAACTCTGTTGGTTTGTTGATTGTGATTTTCATTTTCTTATTATTTTGAACATTGTAAATAAGTGGAGCCACCATCGGTACTTACACATCTGACTACAAACTGTGTCCAAGATTCTTCGCTGCATTTCGTTCCAGGTGGGACTTGTACGGCAATATCCATATCGTCAGTTCCGTATTCATCAACGATTTCTTCTAACTGTTTTATAAATTCTCTAAGATTCATTTTTTATTTTGTTTTTAAGTTTCTTACTCATTTTCCTGCATTGCCTTGCCTTATCCAGCTCACAAGGTTTCCGGCAATACTTGTCTATAAGTCCGGCACATCTATCAAGAAGGTGGATTAAATTTTGTATATCTGTTTTACATAGGTCCATAACATCAGAATGGCAAATCGTCCAAATTTTCATCCACTTGTGCGGTGGGTGCATTTACAGACGAAGAAGCGTTTTGCACCTCATAAGGCTTCATGTTACCTATATACGGAACGGATTTAAGCTCGTCCTCCGTCATGCGTTCGCGAACTTCTTTGGCGAGCGACTGTCGTATGCTGTGCGTGTCACCATACTTGTTGGGAGACTGGTTTTCCCAAGCGGTGGAATCAATGTACGCGCCTTTGGCTTTCAGGTTATCATCTGCCGATATGAAGATGTTATTGTCTTCAATAGGTATGAAAACACCTCTTTTTGTAGATGTCGCGCCTTTTACAGTTACAACGCAGGAGTTTTTAAATTTTAGTAAATTCAATTTTATGCTATAATTCATAACTTAGTATATATTAAAGTTCTATCTTGTCAAAGTCAATGCCGTGTTCATTCATAAAGTCACCCAAGGCAATAATATTCTCACGAGTGGTGGTGACTTTGAAAGCTCTCGTTAACAGTTCAGGTTGTTGTGCTTCGGGCTGATTAATAAAAGGAGGTTGCTCGTTGGCTTTTTGTCCTGCCATGGCAAACGGATTGATCGGACGGGATTTGGCTTGTTCTACTTCAGCAGCTTTACGGGCTTCTTCAGCAGCCTTTCTTTCCTGCTCTGCCTTGATACGCGCCTCTTCTGCTGCTTTGGCACGCTCACGCTGTTCCTTCAGACGGTTGGCATACTGGATGGTGGATGTGATGTTGAGCGTATCCATATAATAAGTACGGAGGACATCGAAATCCTCACCAAACCCCTTCAGTGTGGAGAGTTCGTTCTCAATCTTAGCAAATATGGCATCAATATCGTTGCATACAGACTTCATGCTTGCGGATTTGTTGAGCCACTCCAGTTTAAATACCTTGTTGAAGTCTACAAGGTTAACATTCAGTCCATCGAAGTAGGTCCTGATGGTGACTTTCTTCTTGTCCTTGTATTGCTGTTCGTTTTGCTTGACTACCGTGTCAATCTTGGCAGAGCACTCGCCGATAAGTTTCACGGTTTCGGTTACAACGTCCTTGAACTCCCCGAAAGGTTTCATGAATTCTTTCTCAATTTCAAGACGTTTGGCATTGAGGGCTTTCGCCGCCTTGTTTAAAGCTGCCTTGTCTTTCTTTGCCTGATCGATATTCTCATCGTTATAATTGGAGATATCATACATTGGCAAAGCGGCTTTTACCATATCTCTGATTTGCTTTGCGTTGGTAGTAAGACTACCTAACGTCTTTTCACTCACGACCAGTTCTAGGTCGCTTTCTTGAATTGCTAATTGTGTGTTCATTGTTCTATATCGGCTATTTGGTTAATAATATCGTCTGCCATACGAATGCGTTTCTCCATTTCTGCAAAGACCTTTTCATCTGGTAGTATACGAACAATATGGATAGGATCTTTTTGGAAAGGATTGTAAGCAACAAAATCCGTCCAGATTGCATTACAGCACATCATGTGAGCCATGCACTGATAGAAGTATTCATACTTGACTTTGAGGAGCGAATCATTGTCATAAACTTCACTTTTGTACTTCATAAATGTGTTCTGAGACGGACATTTTATCTCAATACATCCACGCTCCCCAGATTCTTCATCATAAAAGAACCCGTCAGGACTACTGGCAAAGTTGGGGATAGTGGGGTGTTTACACGACCCCACTTCTACAATATGCCTTCCTGTTAACCTTGAATACAAATCACGTGCGCTTGCTTCCTGCTCTGTCCCGAATCTCATTGCTTTGCTCTCTACATTAACAGCAGACAAATACTCGGCAAACGCAATATCATCGTTTACAATCTCAGGATTCATCGCTCTTTCTGCCGCAACTTGGAAAATGTAATTCTTGGCAGTATCGCTGAACATGTCACTTCTGCCGCTTTTCATAAGCAAGCCGACACTACTACCAGTAATGTTACCAAGGCGACATCTAAACCAGTCAAGTGACCTTTGATCTGCATTTTCTATCATAACAACGTTTTTTGAATAGGTTTATCATTTGCTTTAGTTTGGGGCTGATTTACCGGCTGTTCTGCTTTTGGTTGTTCTTCAACTCCTGCGGCTTTTGCTGCGATTTCGGCAAGTTTATTAGCTTTTGCTGATTTATCAATAATTTCCTCATATTCTGCATCCTGAATATCTTCAACTTCTTCCTTGGTTAAGAATCCCATTGATATTTCAGGACAATAGGCGCGTTGCCAAAAAGCAGCCGCACGATAAGTAAGCATCAAATTTGGCATTGTAACCCATTTGCTTCCGGACTTTGTATACCACCCTTCCTTTATTGCCATTTCAATAGTTATCGGATCTGATTCAAGAACTTCTTTAGTAGAAAGTTCAGTGGCATAAGCAATACATTCAATATTATCCACATCAGTACCATCGAACTCTTTTACAACGATTGTATTGCGTCTGTTTGTAGCATCCCACACTGTTTCATTGTATTTTACTTTACCAACCTTCCCAAGCGTTCTTTTCCGATACCTAAGTGAAGTGTATTTGCCACTCATGTTAATGGTAGCGATAAGGAACTTACTTGACCATGACGGATTTCCCTTAACAACATAGAGATTCTGCATTATCATTAACGGATTAGCATTCATTCTCATTGCCATATCAAGCGCAATCACACAATTTCCTGTATTCCCTTTATAAGCTTCAGGAACGATTGTACTTTCAGTGTACATCTTGGCCATGCGCTGCATAACCTCAAACTGTTTCACGGTTTGCCCTACCGGTGTCATTGCAAACTCGGCCGCTTGTTTGGCCTGAATAATCTGTAATTCTGTAACTTGATTGTTTTCTTCCATTGCTCTAATATTTAAAAGTTTAACAATATCTTGATAACCCCTGCGCTAAGCAAAGGCTGGTTCTTTCTTCTTCTAAGATTTTATCAGTATATCCTGACGAAAGCTTTGAAATGTGTAATTTTAAATTCTGATCAATCTGTCCTTTAACATCGGATATATCTTCCTTGATAAGCTGAATAATTTCTTCCTTAGACGAATACCCGTATTCAGGAAGATATTCAAGTTTACATGATTCAACTTTTTTCAGTTCTTCTTCCAATTGATATAGTTCATCATACATTCTGTTCTCTTTTATAGGTTTCATAAACAATGCCTACAGCAGCCAACAATTCTTTCATTCTTGAATTTTTCTGTTCCACGGCATCATACATGGATGCTTTAAATTGAACTTCAACAGTATAATTGGCAAGTTCTTCGTGACTCATAGCCAACAGTTCTTCTTTTGTTTTCATTGCTCTTATGTGCATTTAGTTATACATATTTTACTTTTAGTATTACATCTACCGGATTATCCTTCATTGAAGAAAAAGCGTCAAGTACCTTTTCCTTAATAATCCTAATCGGAATGTCTATAATTCTTTCCTCTACAACTGAAACAGGAATCTTACTACCATTATATGTCAACAGTGTAATTGATTGAATTACATACGGACGTTTTTTATTCATCTTCATGTTCTAATCTTTTACTATGCTTCTCTATATATATTGAAGAACAAGAAAAAATAAAAAATGAAATCCAAAACCAAACATTATCAGGATTGGCAAGCAATATTACCATAATCAATGATAAAGCCCAAATAGTTAAAATTGGTGTTCTTTTCATAACTTATTGATTATCTTTTTATTATGATGTAAAACTACTTTATTTTTGACTTTTACCCAAAAATTACACTTTGAAAATACTTGTCATTAACATGATATAACAGTTTGATAATCAAGATTTTAAGGAAGCGTACTTCACTACATCGTAAGCATTGCAATACCATCTTCCATTTTGGCGATTGGCAGGTTTCTTTTCGGCTCGTATCGCCCCAGAACCAACCAAACGAAACAGACGAGATCTACCTCCAACTATATCAGCAGCCTCACGTTGACCAAAAGTCTTATCATTAAGGACTATCTTCAATACATCTTCATCAATCATATCTATTCTTTGAAAAGGTTATTCTTATGGGCATATTGGATAAATTCAGATTTCTCGTGAATATCCAACTTTAAATAAACCGATTTAATATGGTTTTTAACTGTATGAGGGGAAAGATAAAGCCTTTCTGCAATATCCTCATTATTAAAGCCTTCATATACCAACTGCATAACTCTCATTTCCGCATCTGATATACAACAGTTGAATTGTGGACAGCAAATAACGCCCTCATATCTGCATTCACCACGCATAGGACATCTCACACGTTCAAAGTTGAATCCACCTTTTTTATCTATATCCCTGCTAGTATTATCCAACTCTCCAAAATTGCACTTGCAAAATCTATTTACCATAAGAAATTGAAAGTATGGGATATTCTGCGAGCTTCTGCTATAACACTCCATTAATGCTTTATACGCTTCAGGATAACACTCCCTTATACGTTTGAGGATATCTTTCACAAGAACAGTTTCTTTATCTGTTATCGGTTTATTGCTTCCGTCAGGAAACATGCACCAAAGTTCATCTTCAAATATGTAAAACTCTAAATCATTCATCATTCCATACATTTTAGTCGGACCATAGATTTTCAGGAGATATCCCTGTTATTTCAGAAAGGGCAGCGATATGTTCTGGGTTATTAGGTTTCATTCCATATACAACCCAGTTTCTTACAGCAGTAAAAGACACTCCTGTCTTTTTTATCACCTCGTTGATAAACTCAGTTTTGGGATGAGTAGCATTGGGAAGATTTGAATAATAGTCCTTTAAGGTTATTTTATCACCTTCACAAAGCTTTTTGGTTGTTTTTAAATCATCTTTCATTATCTTTGTAGTGTTATATAATTAATAGCAATGCAAATATATCCATTTTGAGGATAAAATGAATATTTTTATATTTAAATATCCTTAAAATGGATAATAAAAATCACTTGTATGGATAATGGAGAAGAAAACAGGCTGAAACAGTTCAGAATTCACATGAACATGACGCAACAGCAAATGGCTGATCTACTTAAGGTCGGTCAGAATACCTATTCAAGAATAGAGAATGGAGTTACAGCTTTCAAGGATGTATACAAAAAAATAATAGAGGATAAGTATCATCTCACAACAGGATGGTTATCTGGTGCTGATGTACCTATGTTTAAAAAATACGATGCGGTAGCTGGAATTATAGAAAAGGGTATTTCTGGAAGTAATAAAGAGAAGCTAAAAGAAAAGATTTTAGAAGAACTTATAGAACAAAAACTGGAAGGTAAAAGTGATTCCATCTCTATGAGCAGAGAAGTTTTTGAACAGATATCAAGACTTACTGAAACCGTGTTGTCTCAGCAAAGAACTATAGAATCAATGCAGGAACAGAATAAAAAATTTCTTGCCCAGCAGGAAAATGTTGTCAGATGTGCTCATGTAAGTGGGTCGGATATTTCAACGAGCGACATAAAGAACCAAAATATTAATAAGGGAATAAGATGAATATATCAGATGAAGGAATAGCTATAAGCAATCGTTTTTTTAAAGCTATAGCAATATTAAAAGAACAGAAAAAGATTAGAGGGCTTCAGACTTTCACTAGAAAACACAATTTGAACAGATGGAATGTGAACCAAGTAAAGTTTTATCCAGGTCGAAGTGTGTTAAAACCTGAATGGATTGTATATATACATGAAGATTACGGGATTTCTGTAGAATGGATAGTACTAGGAAAAGAACCTATTTTTGATCCAAACTGGAAAGAGCATAAATAAAAAATGTGCAAGAACTTATCCTTGCACATTTTTTGATAACTTGCAACATCCTATATTACAAGCAATTAATCTATAAATTGGATAAACATTCGTAATGAATAGGTCCCGGGTTCGAGTCCCGGTTTCGGCTCAAGAAGCGGTATTCTACCGCTTCTTTTTATTTTATATAGTTCTCTTTTTCCATATAATAAAGCCCTTCTCCACGGTCACCATTCTCTAAATCAGTTAACTCTACTTTAAATATTCGGTAGGGGAGAATATTTTTCTGGTGTCTGGGCATATCCACGGTCAGCAGATAGGCATTGCCGTATTCGGTAGCATCGAAGTACTCTTTTATCTCTTGTTTCATCAGAACAGGTACTTCTTCTCCATCTATCCAAACGATAGCTTTTAGTTTGTCAGCCGATGGTGCCAGCAAAACGCCTTTGGCTTGTTTGCTTAAACCTGTTTGCTCAATCTTGCTAAGATCCTGTGCATGTACAAGTGAGGATTTTTCTTCTTTTTGCCATTGCAGGGTGCGGGTCAGACTCATGGGTCGAACATATATCTGATAGGTGGGCATGCCTCCAGGGATGTGGAAAATACGTAGTCCATAGACTTCCATACGATGATAGCGAATGTTGAGAGTGGTATCACGATCGGCAATGAAATTCCATGCCCAAAATTCGAGACGTTGGTCTTTTTTCGCTAGTCCGGGTTTTACGGTATGTGGGTAGGTAGACATATTGATAGCTCCCATACTTTGATACTTTCCTTTAGGAATACGGGTGGTGTAGTATCCGTTTTTGTCAGTGATGGCTTGTTTAATGTCATCAAAAGAAGGGCTCTGCCAAAAGATGGAACAACTGTCAATGGGTTGTCCGTTATAATCTGTTACTTGTCCGCGTATGGTTACTGAATCCCGTTGTTGTGCATATCCAGCAGAATAAAGAAAAAATAGGATAAAAAGGAGAATCAATTTAGGAATAAAAGGTGTTTTCATTATTTTATCTGTTAATTGTGTTTTTAATGTGTATCTTTTTCACTTCTCACCACTTCCCATCCTTTGAACTGTATCAGGACTTTATGTAACGTGGTTCCTTGAGCCAGATACAGCGCTTTTCTTCAAAATCATCATAATAATAAGAAGCGTAATCCTTTATGAACAGGTAGAGGACAACATTGCAATAAGTCTCAAAACATTTTTCCAGTCTTTCCAATGAAACCCCTGCCTTTGAGAAATCAAAATAAATCACCTGGAAACGGTTGCGCTGGTCGGTGGAATTCTTACCAATCCATAGTCCGCTGAATAACTTTCGAAACGGTCTTTTTGCAAAATGTCATAGTAGGCTTTCATCATGCTTAGGAAAAGGCTTTTTCCGAAACGGCGCGGACGTATCATAAAGATATAGCTGGCTGTATCTTCAATCAGGGGCAAATACATGGTCTTGTCCACATAATAATAATTTTCAGTCCGCATCCGCACAAAGTCCGAGATGCCGTAAGGGATTTGAGGCGCTTTCTTTGTTTCCATCTTTCTTCTTCTCTTTTTTATAGCTATACAAAGTTACACCATTTTTTTCTGATACCCAGCATGGAAAGGGCTGTTTTTTCCACTCTATTTCGAAAACGTTGGCAAAAGCACCGCGCAGCCTTCCTCTTTTCGGAGGCAAGGCTGCGCAAAAGTTCGGGGTGCAAAGCATCTCTTCATTTAATGAATGCTGTAAGAGAAGCGTTAAAGATATGCATGAATTTGTCGGAATCGAATTCACGTTGCCATATTATGAATCGTATGCTTCTTCGTGCACTCCCTTCACGGCCCGTCCGCTTGGTTCGTTCATGTTCTTGAAGGCGGCGTCCCATGCAAGGGCCTCGGCGGTAGAACATGCCACACTGGGTACGCTTGGCACGCTGCGGGCTGCGCTTTCACTGGGAAAGTGCTCCTGGAAGATGCTGCGATAGTAATATTCTTCCTTGTTTTGCGGTGTATTGATAGGAAACCGTTCGGCTGCGTGCGCCATTTGCTCGTCACTGATGGCTTCGGCGGTAAGGGCTTTCAGTGTATCAATCCAACTATAGCCCACGCCGTCGCTGAACTGCTCTTTCTGTCGCCATGCTACACTGTCGGGCAACATGTCTGCAAAGGCTTTGCGAACGACTTTCTTTTCAATGGTATTTCCGGGGCACATCTTTGCTTCGGGATTGAGGCGCATGGCTATGTCCAGAAATTCTTTGTCCAGGAAAGGCACTCGGCCTTCCACTCCCCACGCTGCGAGGGATTTATTGGCACGGAGGCAGTCATAGAGGTGGAGCTTGCCTAGTTTACGCACGGTCTCTTCATGAAAGGCTTGGGCTGTAGGAGCTTTGTGGAAATAGAGATAGCCGCCGAACACTTCATCAGCCCCTTCGCCACTCAGCACCATTTTGATTCCCATGCTTTTAATGACGCGTGCCAGCAAATACATCGGGGTAGAGGCGCGAACGGTGGTGACATCGTAAGTCTCGATGTAGTAAATGACGTCGCGGATAGCGTCCAATCCTTCTTGGATGGTATAGTGGATTTCATGATGCACGGTTCCGATAAAGCGGGCCACTTCGCGGGCTTTTATCAGGTCGGGCGCACCTTCCAGACCGATAGCAAAGGAATGGAGCTGAGGCCACCAGGCATCTTTTTTATTGTCGGTTTCTACCCGTTTGCCTGCATATTTCTTGGCAATGGCAGAGATGACGGAACTGTCCAGACCGCCGGAAAGAAGTACGCCGTAGGGCACATCACTCATCAGTTGGCGTTTAACGGCCTCTTCCAGTCCGTCGTGTATGTCCTGGGAATAGGCATTGTTGTTTTTCACGGCTTCGTATTCAAACCAGTCGCGGACGTACCAGCGGGTCATCTTGCCTTCTTTTCCCCAATAGTAATGGCCGGGAAGGAAGGGTTCGTATTCATCACAGAACCCTTCGAGGGCTTTCAACTCGCTGGCGCAGTATATTTTGCCGTCCTTATCCTTACCTATATATAAAGGTATGACTCCGATGGGGTCGCGGGCAATGAGGAAATCGTCTTTCTCCTCATCATAAAGGGCGAAGGCAAAGATGCCGTTCAGGTCTTCGAGGAAGTGAATACCTTTGTCACGGTAAAGGGCAAGGATGACTTCGCAGTCGCTTCCGGTTTGGAAATCATATTTTCCGGCGTACTTTGCACGAACATCCCGATGGTTGTAGATTTCTCCGTTCACGGCGAGGATTTGTTTCCGGTCGGGACTATATAGGGGTTGCCCTCCGCTTTGAGGGTCTACGATGGAGAGGCGTTCATGGGCCAGGATGGCAGAGTCGCCTACGTAGATGCCGCTCCAGTCCGGCCCGCGGTGGCGGAGCTTTTGTGACATTTTCAATGCCTTCTGACGCAGTTCCTGCGTTTGTTGCTTTATCTTGAATATTCCTACGATTCCACACATAATTGTATTTGTTGATTTATTTATTGAGATAACTGTCTATGTCCGTTGCCGCTTTCCGTCCGCTGGCAATGGCGCGTACCACTAGGCTGGCTCCGCTTGCTGCATCGCCGGCTACGAATACGTTTTCGGCGAATTGGGGATGTTCGGGCTTTAGGAATCCCATTGCCAGAAGAACCAGGTCGGCTTCAATCACTTCCACCTTTCCGGTGGGCTTCATGACAGGGCGGCCGCCGTCGGGACCGGGAATCCATTCCACCTGTTCCACTTCCACACCGCAGACTTTACCGTTTTTGCCGAGAAACTTATGAGTGGCGAGAGACCACCGGCGGCTGCATCCTTCTTCGTGGGAAGAGGTGGTTTTCAGCACAAGGGGGAATTGGGGCCATGGAGTGGCTGGATTTTGTCCTACGGGCGGTTGGGGCATGATTTCGATTTGGGTGACGCTTGCAGCACCCTGACGGTTACTGGTTCCGATGCAGTCGCTGCCGGTGTCACCTCCGCCGATGATTAGTACTTTCTTACCTTTGGCAGTAACCAGTTGTTCTTTCGGGAACGTCATGCCGGCAAGGATACGGTTTTGTTGCGCCAGCATGTCCAGTGCCGGGTGGATGCCTTTCAGTTCGCGTCCGGGGACAGGGAGGTCACGGGCGGTCGGAGCTCCGGTGCAGATGCAGTAGGCGTCAAAACCTTCGGGGAGTTGCCGCACATCCACATCGTTGTTCATTTTGAAGTGGATGCCTTCTTCTTCCATCACCCGGATACGGCGGTCGATGATGGGCTTGTGCAGCTTGAAGTTGGGGATGCCGTAACGTAGCAGGCCGCCGGGAGCCTCATTCTTGTCGAAGACGGTCACTGTGTACCCTTTTCCGTTGAGCTGGTTGGCAGTAGCCAGTCCTGCAGGCCCGGCGCCGATAATGGCTACTTTCCGTCCGTTGCGTTCAATGTGCCGGGGGCTGATATAACCTTCGCGGAAGGCTGCTTCGGCAATGGCCGCTTCATTCTCGCGGATGGTGACGGGGGAGTCCATGCTCAGTTTCAGCACACAGCTCTTCTCGCAGAGGGCGGGACAGATACGGCCTGTGAATTCAGGAAAATCGTTGGTTTCGTTCAATATCTTGTAGGCTTCTTCCCATTTGCCTTTGTAGAGGGCGTCCTGAAATTCGGGTTGCTTGTTGCCCAACGGACAAGCCCAGTGGCAGAAAGGAACACCGCAGTCCATGCAGCGTGAAGCTTGAAGTTTCCGGTCACGGCTGTTCAGGGTCTGTTCCACCTCACTATAGTCTGATATCCGGTCGTGAATGGGACGGTAGCCCGCTTCTTGGCGCGGAATGGTTAAAAATGCTTTTGGATTTCCCATATTTTTGTTGTATTTCTTTGTTGATAATTTGTGTGATGTATTAATAATCTCTTTGTACATCAGCTATTTTTTGTTGCAGCTTGCGCATTTGTTCTTCTTGCAATACTCGTTTGTATTCGATGGGGACTACCTGGATAAATTCATCTACATAGCGGTTCCAGTTGTCCAACATCGTTCGTGCCAGTTTGGAGCCGGTATAGAGGTAATGCTGGCGGATCAGTTCATGCAGTTCCTTCCGGTAAGATGCCTCCTCGATAAGCGAGAGCTCCACCATTTCCATGTTGCAGAAATAATCGAAGTTGTGGTTTTTGTCCCATACATAAGCCACACCGCCACTCATCCCGGCAGCGAAATTCCGTCCGGTTTCTCCCAGTACCACAACTCGTCCTCCAGTCATATATTCGCAACAGTGGTCGCCTACACCTTCTACCACGGCTGTCACTCCGGAATTGCGGACTGCGAAGCGTTCACCCACTCGTCCGTTGATATACACCTCGCCGTCAGTAGCGCCATACAGCAGGGTGTTTCCGGCGATGGTATTCTTTTCCGCATCGAAATTGCTG